ATGGCGTTCTTCGAGAAACTGGCGGCTGAGTAATTTTCTTTAGAAAACCGTAGATGTTTTCAGGGGGACTTCGGTCCCCCTTTTTTTATACCATTGAAACTGTCGTGAATGCAGTTGGGTGAGAGAAATCTCTTGCCAGTGCACGTGTGAATGAACTATCAGCAGTTCGTGCAGACGCTTTCGATAACTGTCCTGCTGGTTGTGGTGGCGCAGATGGTTGTGATTGATTTACAACGTTGTTCACTACAGGTGCTGGTGCTGCTTGCATCTGCATTTGATTTGATGCAAGTAAATTACTTTGCTGTTCCATTTGTGATCCAATAGTATTGCGAACAGGTGCAACTTCTGTCCCTGATGCTGGCATAGGGGCAGCAGCCACTGAAGAATTTGTTTCAGTTGCTGCTGGTGGGGGAGTAGAAGATGCTGGGGCTGCTGCAGACCCGCTTTCTTTCGTTCCTTGTGATGTTGAAGCAGTCATTGCTGCACCAGTTTGAGGATTTACTTCCTTTCCATTATTCGCAACAACAGCTGGAGTTCCTGGTTTATAAGGATTATCTGGAGTTCCACCACGTTTTGCAGTTTCAACTGGTTCAACGTGCCATGTTTCTCCGCGAACTGGGCGTGTAAAGCCATATTTTGCCATCAATCCCAATTCAATTGCTTTATTTGCATCTGTAGAGTTAATGTCAAAGGCAAGTCCACTTTCATGTCGACTTCTTCCAGGTGGTGCAGCTTTTGGTGGTCCAAGTTTAGCATACAATGCTGCTTGCTCTTCTGGCGATCGATATCCAGAATTGATTTGGATCTTATTTCCAGTTTTTTCATAATACTCTTTAGCCATGCCAGCTAATCTGGTCTTCAATTGATCATTTAATCCATCAATATTAACACTCGAGTCTTTCGCGCGAACATACTTCTTCAAGTCTTGAGATGTGGCTGTTTCCATTCCAAAAAAACTTTTTACTTTATCTACAGCACCTGTAATCGCTGCATAGGTTCGTGCTCCAAGTTGATCATCCATTGTTGGTTCTGGATTTGCAGCAATATTTGGAGTGCTTACAGAATTTGATTCTGGTGGTTTTATTGTAGATGATGTTGGCGATACAGAGCTGGGTTGCGCCCCTTCAATGGTTTTCTGTCTATTTTCTGCCTCTTCTGAATACAATTCTTTTTCAGCATCACTTAATGCAGAAAATTCTCTCCATAAAGAATATAAATCATACGCTAACCAAACGCTACCTACAACTGTAACAGCAGCACTAACCCAACCCAATAATGGCACTGTTGCCATGCCGCCAGCAAGAGCAAGCCTTGCTCCAATTTTCGCAAATAATGTTGGTGCTTTCTTCTTTACAAAGTTCAGGAAAAGATTCCATGCCTTTGACTTAACATTCTTAACAACTTTTGTTTGTGCAACTTTCTTTACTGCAACTGCGCCTGCAACTGCGCCTGCGACACCAGCTGCACTTGCTCCAGCTTGGAGTTTTATATCTGTCTTTTGAGCAGTTATTTGATCTTGAATAGCTGATGTTGCTCCAGTGTCTCCAGATTCTCTTGCTGCAATGGCTTCTTCTTTAAGCATTTCTGGATCATAAGATTCTAAATTTTCATCGCGCATAGAGTCAACTGCTTGGTATGCGAGAAAACCTCCTGCTGCTCCAGCAAGTAAACCACCCATACCAATTCCGCGACCGATGCCGCGACGTCCACGATTGCCACCTCTTCTTCCCTTTCGACCTCTTCTACCTCTTCTATTTCCACCACCCATACCAAAAAGATCATCCAGACCAAATCCATCTCCACCGCTCTGAATTATGATTTGATCTAATTTTTCATGTACATTTTTACTTTTTGTTTCTTTACCTAGACTCTTATAAATCGATTCCACTGTCTCAGTAAGTTTGATCATAGGATTTTCATCGGCTTGAATTGCCTTTGTTAAATCCTCTGTTCTCTTCAATGCAATATCTTTGCTTACAATTTTATTCGTGGCAGATTCTTTAAATCTACCACCACCAGCCATTCTAGGATCGAAAAAATATCCTTCTTTGACAGAGGGAGCAGATTTTCCTGTAAGTGACTTACGAATCAATCCAACATTTTTCTGTATATCAACAACAGCTTTTTTAAGCGATCTGAATTCTTTTGATGCTCTCTCAGATTTTTTAACAGAAACTTTATCTTTCTTTTCGTCTTGTTTTTTATACTTTTCAAAAAACTCTTTTGCTTGTTTTACTTGACTATCATCAGCCTTTGCGTATCTCTTGGCAAGCAACTTTCCAGCCTCGTCACCAACTAAACTTTTTAAAAGCCCACTCATAAAGCCAGTAGTCTGTTCAGTAGCCATTTGCCACTGCTCTCTAATTTCATTTGCTCTTCTCTCAGATTGAAAGTAACCCATGCCCTCTGTTTCGGCTTTAATTGCTCGTTCTAGAATTTTTGGATCTGACTTCTTTTTCTGTTGAGCCAGAGCCTCACGGAGTTTTTTTAGATCTTTATCTGAGATGTTACTTTTCATCTATTTTTTTGTGCTTGCATCAATTTTATTTTTTCGTTTTGCTCATTTATATGATTCGTCAACATACGAACATATATTTGTTTTTCCCAAGGAATCATATTATCTAATTCTGTCAACGAATATTTGTGATGTTGCATCAGAGAAAAATTCGTTGAGTAGTAGTTTTTCAATTCATCATAACCAAGTGTCATTCGAAAAAATTTAGGATGCCCTCCAAAACCATGTGATTGATATTTCCGCATTTAGAACATTTTACTTCTTGTTCTAACACCACGGAAGGTGTGGTAGCAAAAAAGTTTTTAATACTTTTTACTTGCTCTAATGATAGATCATCTAAAAATGCTAATAACTCTTCTTTACTAACTTGATCTGCATTATATTTTTGTTCTGCGTCATAGACATAATCTAAAAACTCTGAAATAATCTCGTATCCACCATCAGTAAATTTATCGTCAAGCACTGCTTGCGGAAGATTTAACGAAGGATATCGCATACAAACGCCAATTTCATTTGTCAACGGAATAATATTTCTATGCTCATCATTAAATCTATACTTTACATTTTTTAATTCGAGATTAAATTCAACAACATTGCCGCATGGATTTTCATCGACGATATTTGAACATGTATATACCAATTCTGCGGTTTCACCAACAGAGTTGACTCGAAGATGAATAAAAAACATCTCAACATCGAAAATTGGTAATGACTCGACGTCAATATCATCCAAACAACAATTACTGATAATCTGTTTAATTGTCTTTAAAATATCTTGTACGTCATCGGATTCTTTTGCCATAAGAAGAAGTTTTTCTTCTTTGACAAGAAATGGTCTGTATCGCACTTTTTTATCTAAAGATTTCAAATACACTTCATAGATTGGATGTTCAATTTTAGGTAATGGCATAATTCACTCCACAATTACATTAAATTCCATTTGGACCGATCGGTGGTCTATCTATTGGTCTAGTTGTTATTGCACCACCAAATCCAGATTGAGTTCTAAATCCAGTCGAAGTATCCTGTCCTCTGTTGCCAGTTGTTGGTGGATTCGAACCACTTGGTACTGGCTCAACTCTACCAGGAACAGATGTTCGCGCGCCAGTAATCGGATTTGTTCTAGTTGATGGAAGTCCAAGGTCAGTCCCTTTAATTCCAGACTCCCAGTAATCATATTTGAATGTTACTGGAAGTCTATGAATACCATCGTCAGCCCAATTTAAATTTAACGCTCCAATAGAAATAGGAAATGCATTAAATAATATTGCTGAATAGATTTTAGCAGAGGTTGCTGTTGCTTGTTCACTCGTTGCAACACCATCAAATTGACAAATTTCAATCTTAGATGAGATGTAATCATCTTTGTATCTTGGATTATAGTTATTGATTGGAATAACTGCATTCATCCAAGTGTCGAATAATTTCTTTTCCCACATATCACCAGCGCAGATAAACGTTAATGTAATGTCTGCAAATGCAACTGGAGCAGAGGCTATTGGTAAACCAACACCATACTGGCGATTTTCTACCGTGTTAACATTGTACCCTGGAAGTTCTGTGGCTTCACACTGAAAGCGAAGATCATATGTTGCTAAATTAGGTACACCTGTTGGAGGCGCAATTCGAACTTCAAACTTAGATGTTCTTGCAAACTCATTGTGCTTGTTAAAGTGCGATAAAAAATCAGATACTTTGAACATTACTTTTTATACACCATCTTTTCCGTAGGTAGAAATATCGCAGTTTCCCAATTATCTGGTTCAATATAAATTAACGAGGAACGAATATGACTCGACAAGTATCTTTTAATGCAAGGCTCGATCATCTTATATCTTCGAGAAGCAGAAAGTAAACTATACGATAAATTTAATCGAGTTGTATCGTCATATTTATCGTTGTTTGCGAAATCATATAGTTTGTTCAATAGAGCGAGACGATTGTATGGGTCCAGGTAATGTAAATTTAGACCCAGAAAGCCATCATCATACATCTCGATCGGAATTACGAGAGGAAACTTATCCCAAACGGGAAGAATGTCTTTGAGTTTTGGGTCATAATGATAGAAGTACATACGACCGATAAACGCTTTCGGAGAAATTCTCTTTGCATCGTTTAGAATGTTCGAACGATTCGCTGGCATTCGAAGGGTTGAAATCTTACTTCGAAGCCACTCTTGGGCTGCAGATGTTCTTGGCTTAATTCCATATTTCGCGAGATCTGCATTAACCTTATCAATTAGAGAATTTGCCATTAGATACCTAGATCGTCTTCTGTAATTACTTTAAAGAGCCATCCGCGAGGTTTGCAATACTCAAGCGCAGCCTTCCACTTCGCTTCGTTTATACCCCATGTCATGACTTCTGTGATATACCTTTTAGTGATCTTACTTTTCTTTTCTGGAGGACGAGCCTGACTCTTTGGTTTTACTTCTAGAATCATAGACTCCGAGATCCCATTTCTATTTCTGACTTTAACAAAGAAGTCTGGAAAATAGCGATGCCATCTACTATCGACAGGCGATAAATATGGAATCACTATCTCTTCATTTGACCATTCAATCACATTTGGATTCGAATCCAGGTGCACCATTACTCGGCGTTCCCATAGACTACGATACCAAATGTTCGTGGGATCACCTAAATATTTATTGGTATTTTTCGGACTAAATTTACCACTATAAGCCATACAAATATTTATAGGAACTCTCGATG